AATGGAGAACCTCTTAGAAAAACATCTAAGTGGAAATCAGATAATCCAAAACTACATTTCCATGATGTGCCAGCCCATCAAAAGTTTCTAATTGAAAAGTATGGGATTGATGATGAACCATCTATTTCCCATCGTGAATTATTTTTTGATATTGAAACTGAAATGGGTGATGCTTTAACTGAAGATTATATTAAATCAGCTCCTAAAAAAGTAACATCTATAGCTTGGTATGATAAACAAGTTGATGAATGGGGAATATTAATTTTAGATAATAAATCTCAATTAAAAAGAACCAAATCAGATAACAAAGAAATCATACCTTGTTCTACTGAAAATGAATTGTTACTTAAATTTTTAGAAAAGTTTAGAGAAATTGATCCTGATATTGTAGTAGGATGGAACAGTGATTATTTTGATATTCCTTATCTATACTATAGAATGTGTAGTGTTTTAGGAGAAGATGTTGCTCGTTATTTATCTCCAATTGGATATGTAAGAGAAACACCTTGGTATAAAGATCAATACATTCAAATTGCAGGTGTTGAATCTTTGGATTATATGCGTTTACATAAAAAGTTTAGTTGGGCTGATGAACCATCATTTAAACTAGATGCTATTGGTGAAAAGTATGTAGGTGTAAATAAAATAGAATATGAAGGTACTCTTGATGATTTATTTAGAAATGATATAAATAAATTTATTGAGTATAACTTTGTGGACGTTGAGATTTTAAAATTATTAGATGAAAAATTAGAATATTTATCTCTTGTTAAAAATCTATCCCATAAAGGTAAACACAATTATAGTGAAGTTTATGCCAATACTAAAACACAAGATGGTGCTATTTCAGCTTATTTATTGAGTGAAGGTATAGTTCCACCAGCTAAAGAACGTAATCCTATATCAAAGAAAAATTATGCGGGTGGATATTTATTCTGTCCTAAAGCAGGTATTTACAATTATGTATTTGATGAAGATTTAACATCACTATATCCATCAATTATTATGACTATTAACATTGGTAAAGAAACTATGGTTGGTAGGATTATAGATGCTGATGACAGAAATAATCGTTTAGGGTTAAATGATTTAAAGAAAAAAGATCCTAAAGAAGAATTAATCATTGAAAATGCTAAACGAAAACGCGCTAAAATAAAAGTTGGAGGATTAATTAATTTTATTCAGGATATGGAAATGTCTATTTCTGCTAATGGTGTATTTTATAGAACTGATAAAGAATCAGTATTATCTACAATTCTTAGAAAATGGTTTGATGAGAGGGTTAGATATAAAAATGAAATGAAAAAAGCATATAAATCTGGAAATAAAGGATTAGGTGATAAGTTTCATATGAGACAGTACACGCAGAAAATTCTATTAAATTCACTCTATGGCGCTCTAGCTTTGCCAAGCTTTAGGTATGGTAATGTACTTCTAGCTGAATCAACAACTTTAAGTGGTCAAAGAATTATCCAAGAATCAGCATTAACTGCTAACACTCATATAAACAAAGTTATAAGAGAAGAAATAGAACTTTAACATGGAATTAGATCTACATGGATATAAACATGCTGATGTAATAGATAAATTAAATCATTTCTTTTTTTGGGAATATCCAAATTGTGATGAATATATTGTAATTACTGGAAACTCAAATAAAATGAAAAAAATAGTTATAAACTGGCTCGAAGAGCATAAATATTGTTATTATATTCCATCTTATAATTTAGGAATAATAAAAGTAAGTGAATGAAACATATTGAAGATACTCCGTGGTTTATTTGTGACCCTGAAGATAATAATTACATAGCATACTCTGATACAGATTCAATTTATATTCATGCTGAACCTTTACTAAGACATTTATATCCTAATTTTGATGAAATGTCAAGTGAAGAAAAAGATAATAAATTAGAGGAGATTGCTTTAAAATATCAGGATATAATTACTGACTCATATACCACATTAGCCGCTGATTGTTTTAATGCTAAAGGAAAACATAGGTTAGAAATGAAGACTGAGTGTGTTATCCGTTCAGCTTATTTTAGAGCAACTCGAAGATATGCTCAATGGATTACGAAACAAGAAGGTATTGTAAAAGAATCACTTGATGTTAAAGGTTTAGAATTTAAGAAAGCAAATTTTCCACCTGTATTAGGTAAATTTTTCCATAGTGCTTTAATTGATGTTTTAAAGGGTGCTAAACAAGCTGATATAGATGCTCGTGTAAAAGAATTTAGACAGCAAATATTAGATGGTAGTATATCATTAATGGAATTAGGTAATCCAACTGGAGTTAAAAAATTAAACAAATATACAGAACGTAAAGCACGAGCTGGAGAAATGTTTACAACTGTAGCTAAAGGTGCTCCTGCAGCTGTAAGGGCGGTTATTAGACATAATGATTTATTAAGGTTTTGGGGACTAAATAATAAACATAGTTTGATAACTCAAGGTGAAAAAGTTAAATGGATTTATTTAAAACCAAATCCTTATCAAATTGATGCTATTGCATTTTTAGATTATGACTTAGCAGATAAGATAAGAGATTTTATTGAAATGTATGCTGATCGGGAAAAAATATTTGACTCTATTTTATTAAATAAACTTGAAGGTTTTTACAGTGATCTTGGATGGAATCTTTCTTTAAATCCCTATCGTGAAATGTTCTTTAATTTTGATTAAAGTTTGGATATCATTAAGAAGATTCGTATATTTATAAATAAATAAAAAAAATGAGAACATCTAAACTACAAAAAATTATAAAAGAGGAAATCAAAAAAATGTATGAATTTGCAAGAGTTGTAAATGAACAGGAAGTTAATAGATATGAAATAATTGATCCTCAACAGACAGAACAATCTTTAGATATGATCTTAGATGCAATCCAACTTCTAAATCAAAGTGGATTACAATTAACACCAGAAGATAAATCAGGACATTATTCAGGAGGTTACGATAACATAAATTCAATGTATGTAACAAGTCCAATAGGATTTCAACAATTAATAAGAAAAGCTAATGACGTGTTATTCCAAAATGATATGGATTATTTAAGAATTGTTAAAGCGTAAATTTAAACTCTTTAATTTTTCTTAAGGATTTGGCACTCCACCCCCCGTTTCGTATATTTACGAATAAATAAAAAGTTATAAAAAAATGATAAATAAGTTAAAATTAGTTTCTATAATTAATAAATACTATTTAGGAGTTAATGAATCTGTAAAATGGGAAATCAAAAACAATACTTTAAGTATTGATTTTATGACTCCTACTAAAGACGTTATTGGTAATCTAACTTGTGATAATTTTGAGTTAGAGGATAGTAAATTAGCCATCTATGATACTAAAAAATTACAAAATTTAATTAGTATATGTAGTGGAGATTTATTATTGGAACTTGAAAAAACTAAAGAAATTTACACCAAATTAAAAATTTCAGATCTAAATTTTAACCTTAACTATGCTTTATCAGATCCTTTACTAATCAATAAAGTAGGAAGTGTTAATGAAGCTGAATGGGTTGTAGAATTAGATTTAACATCTGAAGATATTAGTAATATTATTAAAGCTAAAAGTGCATTAGCTCAAGTTGATAATATGTTAATTACTACAACAACCAATTTAGATGGAGAAGATGTTATTGAAATTATATTTGGAGATGAATCAGGACATAATAATAAAATAACATATCAAATGTTAGGTAATATTAAAGATACAAATATAAAATTACCATTCAATTCAGATATGTTTAAAACAATTCTATACGCTAATAAAGATATGGAAGATGGTAAACTACTATTGAGTAGTATGGGATTAATGAAATTAAGTTTTGAATTAGATGGAATTACTTCTAATTATTATATGGTCGTAGAGCTGAAACAAATTTTTAAAAACAACATATGTATAACTATAACAAAACCATTACTTTAGGGAGATAAGTTTTGTTTTTTATTTAACCGCTGATCTTAGAGACAGCACAAATTTTAATGATATGAGTACATTATTTTACGAGAGAACACTCTCACCATTCGATTTATTATTCAAGGATTTTTTCAATTCTGAATTAAATTTCCAACCGGCAGTTAATGCTAAAATTTCCCACCCTGTAGACATTTATGAGAACAAGAACGGACTGCATTTTGAAGTTGCATGTACTGGACTTAGTAAAAGTGATGTTGATATTAACATTGAGGGAGATATTCTTAAAATAAGTTATAATAAACCTAAAGAAGATGATTGTTGTGAAGTCAATGATTGTAACTACATTCATAGAGGAGTAGCAAGACGTTCATTTAATTTAGGTTATAAAATTGCTTCTAAATTTGATTTATCAAAAGCTGAAGCAGTGATGGAAAATGGATTACTTGTAATTAGTATTCCTTTTGCTAAAGAATCTAAACCACAAGTTTTAAAAATTAAGTAATCAAATTTCCCTAAAGTATTTGGTTTCGTTAAAAGTTATTAATATATTCAAGTTATAAATAAATTAAATAAAAATTATGAAAAAATTAGAAGCTCTGTTTGATGCGGTTATCATTAAACCCATTGAGGAAGAAGAAACAATGTATGGAAACATTGTAGTACCAGATTTAGGTAAAGACAAAAATGAAAAAGGTACTGTAGTAGCTGTAGGACCTGGTAAAAAAACTGTTACAGGGGATTTTATTAAAACTATAGTTAAAATAGGAGATGTAGTAATTCTACCAACTATGGGATTTACTAAATTAGAACATGATGGTGAAGAATTTTACGTAGGACCTGAAAATCAAATATTAGCTAAAATAGTTGAAGAAAATTAAATAAAAAAGTATAAAGTTATATTATGGATGTAAAAAAAGAAATCAAATTCGGAGCAGAAGCACGAAATAAATTAATGGAAGGGATAGACACCCTTGCAGACGCTGTTGTAAGTACATTAGGACCAAATGGTAGAAACGTTTTAATTGACCAATCTCCATCATTACCACAATCCACGAAGGATGGTGTTACCGTTGCTAAAAACGTTGTTGTTGACGGTAAATTGCAAAATTTAGGTGTACAAGTAGTAAAAGCAGCTGCTATGAAAACTGCTGATAAAGCAGGAGATGGTACAACAACTTCTACTTTATTAGCTAGAGAAATGATTAAAGCTGGATTATCTCATTTAAATAATGGAGTTAATGCTGTTGAAATCAAAAGAGGAATTGATAATGCTGTAAAACAAGTAATTGAAATTCTTCGTAATAATTCAGAAGATATTTCATCTGAAGAGCAACTTGAACAAGTAGCTACTATCTCAGCTAATAATGATGTTGAAGTAGGAAAATTAATTGCTACGGCTTTAGAAAAAGTAGGACGTGATGGAGTTGTTCATATTGAAGAAAGTAAATCAGGTGAAACATATCTTGAAACAGTTGAAGGTATGCAGTTCAATAAAGGATATAAATCACATTTCTTTGTTACTGATAACAATACAATGACTTGTAAATTAGAAGATGCTTATATCTTAATTGCAAATTACAAATTTACTAATGTTAAAGAATTACTTCCAATTTTAGAACAAGTATCAGCTACAAATAAATCATTATTGATTATTGCTGATGATGTTGAAAACGAAGCACTTGCTACATTGATTGTAAATAAAGCTCGTGGAACTTTAAAAGTAGCAGCTGTTAAAGCTCCTGATTTTGGAGATCGCCGTAAACTAGTTTTAGAAGATATTGCAACTGTAACAGGTGGAGTAGTATTTGATCCTGATAAAGGAATGAAATTAGATAAATTTAGTTGGGATTGGTTTGGTCAAGCTCGTGCTGTAACAATTTCTAAAGAAGAAACTACAATTGTAGATGGTAAAGGTGATGAAGAAGCTATTGAACAACGAGTATCAGAACTTCAATCTCAAATTGAAAAAGCAGATACCCCATACGCAATCGAACAATTGCAAAACCGATTAGCTAAAATGGTTGGTGGTGTTTCTATTATTCACGTAGGAGGTTTTAATGAAACTGAAATGGGTGAAACTAAAGATAGAGTAGATGATGCTTTACATGCTACTAAAGCTGCACTAGAAGAAGGTATTGTACCTGGTGGTGGAGCTGCATTATTATATGCTCGTGAAGGAATTAAAGAACTTAATAACATTGGTTCTCAAATTGTATACCAAGCTTGTGGTAAACCATTTGAACAAATTCTTATTAATGCTGGTTATTCATCAACTGATGCTCAAATGATTGGTAAATACAGATTAGTAGAATCAGGTAATGATAACTGGGCAGGTTATAATCTTAAAACTGAAGAAGTTGTAAATATGAAAGAAGCTGGAATTATTGACCCTACTAAGGTTACAAGAACAGCTCTTGAAAATGCAGCATCTGTTGCAGGAACATTATTACTAACTGAATGTACTTTAGTTCCACTCCCAGAAGAAAAAGAAGATACACCTTCTATGGGAATGGGATTCTAATCTAATCTTTTATTAAACCCCCTAACACAGTAAAATGTTGGGGGGTATTTAAAAAAATAATATGGAAACTGAAAAAGTAGAACATAATGAACTAATAGCAACTCGTAAAGCACCAGGTGATAATTGGATTCTAGTAAATGATTCTAAAAAAATAGTTCATAGTTCCCTTACTGAAGCTTTAGAAGCATATTTTCATAAAACTGGGTTTAAAGGTGCTTATAGATTAGATCCACTTGATAGTAAACTTTATGCTATTCAAATCCAAGAAGAAGAAATTCCAGTAGAAGAACCTAAAGAGTATGGAATCTACGGTGAGTTAAATTGGAGACAAGGAGTATAATTATTAGGTTTGGATTACCTAAAATAAATTCGTATATTTAAGTTATAAATAAAAAGTTATGAGTCACAGTTTATTGGTTGAAAAGTTTAGACCTACTATTTTAGATAATTATGTTGGCAATGAACATATTAAAGAGTCTATCAAAAAATATTTAAGCCAAAACGACATTCAAAATCTTATATTCTATGGTCCAAGCGGTACAGGAAAAACAACTCTTGCAAGACTCATTGTTAAAAATCTTGATTGTGATTATATCTATATCAATGCTAGTGATGAAAGAGGTATTGAAACCATTAGAGATAAAGTTTCAGGTTTTGCTTCAACAGCTAGCTTTAAGCCACTTAAAGTGGTCATTTTGGATGAAGCTGATTTTCTTACTATCCAAGCGCAGGCTTCACTCCGTAATGTCATTGAAACGTTTTCTCGCACTACTAGGTTTATCTTAACTTGTAATTATATAGAACGTATTATTGATCCTTTACAATCAAGATGTCAAACACTTAAAGTAATCCCTCCAACTAAAGTAGATGTTGCAAAACATATTGCTTGGATTATGGGGGAAGAAAATATTTCATTTGAAGTTGAAGATTTAAAAACAGTTGTAAATCAATTTTATCCTGACTTAAGAAAATGTCTTAATACCATTCAACTATCAACACAGAACAGCCGTTTAATAATTGATAAAACGGTTTTAGTGTCATCTAATTATATGGTTCAGGTGTTAAAAGAATTAAAAAATGCTAGACCAAGTTGGAAAAACATTAGACAGATAATTGCTAATTCTGGCAGTCAAGATTTTGAAGAACTGTTTAGATACCTTTATGATAATGCTTCAGTATACGCTGAGGGAAGTGAAGGAATGGTTGCAATTTATATTAATGAATATAGTTACCAAGCTAACTTTAGGATAGATAAAGAGATCAATCTGATGGGATTAATAGCAAAGTTAATAGAGTTGAAATGAAACAATTTTTATTTTTCCTTTTAATTTGGATAAGTCAAAATTTAGCTATACCTTTTTGGATAGTTGGACATGTTCATTTATCTTTAAACATTTACCAAGATATACATGAAATAATTGCTAGTATAGGTATGAATGTTTTAGTATCGATTGGATTTTTCTTAGATTATAAACAAAATAAAAATAAGTTATGATAAAAGAAAAAAATTTAATCGAATTAGGTTTTGAAAGACAAGACGAAACACCTGAAAGCTCAGGTTTTGATTATGATTGGCATTACTATACTTTAGACATTGAAGATTTCTGTTTGATAACTAATGCAAATGATGAAGTTAAAGATGATAGTTGGAAGGTTTTTATCTTTGATTATAAAGGATTTGAATTTACTGAATTAGAAAAGTTGAAATTGTTTATTGATGTATTAAAGTCTGCCGTTAAATAAGTTTGGAGAAGTCAAATATTCTTCATATATTCAAGTATATTAAAAATTAAAAATAAAAATTTATGAATCAACAACAACCACAATTAAACATTGATTTAAAAAATACTAAATCAATTGAAACTCCTGATGGGAATAAAATTTTTCAACAAGGTGTACTTTTACGATCTGTTTCTAAATTCGTAGTAGGGGCTGAAGAAGATGCTGTTTTACCAGTACCAGTATTTTATGATCCAATTAGCGGTAAAATCTTAGAAAGCACTATACCTACTGAACTAAGAGAAGAATATAAAAATGACATTATATAATGTCAAAAATTGAGATATCTAATACTTTTGGATGGTTGGATGAGATAACTGTAAAGAAATCTCATCCAGATTCCTTTTCTCAAAAATCTTGGGATAATTGGAATAGCTATATGATGCATAGATGGATTTCACAGAATCCTGATTATATAGATATTGCTAATTATGTTCAAAAAATGAATCCCCAAGGTAAAAAAGAAATTTATTCTGTTTATCGTGAATTAATACCACGAAAAAAACAATGGAATAAATATATCAAAAATGAAAATAAGAAAAATTATCAAGAGTTATCTGAATATTTAATCAAATATTATCAATGTTCAGTTAAAGAAGCTTATGATTATATTGATATTTTAGGAAAGGATGGAGTAAAATCTATTTTAGAGGATATGGGATTAGAAAAGAAAGAAATAACTAAATTATTCAAAACTTCAAAATTATGAACCATTTAATAGATATGCTTCAAAAATCAGCAGAAGCAGATAAAGCTAAAGCATTATTAACTTTAGAATTATTATCAAACCATCCAGCAGGTATTGGAGATCATTCAACAGATGATTTTTATAAAAATGCAGAAGAAGCAATTGCTATGTTAGCTGAAGCTGATGACAGATTAGAAGCAATTGAAAAATATTTAATTAAAAAACAACTTATATAGATGAGTAAAGAAGAGGTTATAAAAGTATTTGAAACAGAATACCCTGAACTATCAAGTGAATTTCAAGCAATTCAAAAAGAAATGTATGAAACATTTGCTGCTAAGCATATGGATTATGGCCTTCAAAATATAGCATTAGGTGGGGATTTAACTAAAGAAGCAGATAAAAAATTCTCACTAACTGGATTAGCTATCAGATTAACAGATAAAATTTCCAGATTAAGAAACCTATTAACAAATGGTAAAAATTTTGTAAAAGGTGAAGGAATGGAAGATACATTTTTAGATGTAGCTAATTATGGAATAATTGGATTGCTTGTTGGTAGAGACAAGTGGAAAAAATAAATTATGGGAAAGAAGAAAATACCCAAAATAGTAAAAGAGATAAGAGAGTATAAGCATATTGAAATAAACTATGCTTATCAAAAAAATATTTCTTATTCTCAATTTTCAATGTATAGAAGTTGTCCTAAAAGATGGTCACTTCAATATAAAGATGGATTAAAGGTATTTACTTCTTCAATCCATACAGTTTTTGGAACAGCACTACATGAAGTATTACAATATTATTTAGATGTAATGTATGAAGAAAGTGCGGCTGAAGCTGATAGAAAAAATCTAGTTGAAATGTTTGAAAATACTCTAAGAGAAGAGTACAAAGTCCAATATAAAAAAAACAATAACCAACATTTTAGCACACCTGAAGAATTAAGAGAATTTTTTGAAGACGGAGTTGAAATTATAAGAACATTTGCTAAAAAACGAGGCCAACATTTTAGTAAAAGAGGATGGTATTTAGTTGGTTGTGAAGTTCCAATTGTTATACCACCAAATAAATTCAATAACAACGTTATCTACCAAGGATATTTAGATGTTGTAATGTATCATGAACCAACAAATACATTTAAAATAATCGATATTAAAACGTCTACCAGTGGTTGGAATGATATGACTAAAAAGGATGAAAATAAACAATTTCAACTTATCCTATATAAAAAATTCTTCTCAGAACAATTCAATGTTCCTTTAGATAATATTGAAATTGAATTCTTTATAGTAAAAAGAAAAGTATATGATCATCCTGAATATACTATTCCAAGAATACAAACATTTACTCCTTCATCTGGGAAAGTTAAGTTAGGTAAGGCAACAAAAGCTTTAAATGAGTTTATAGAAGAAGCATTTGATAAAAATGGATATAAAGAAAAAGAATATAAAGCTAATAGTTCTAAATGGAATTGTTCATTTTGCCCATTCCTTAATACTGAACATTGTAGTGAAGGTGTAAAAAATTAAAGTGGTATATATTTATATTTAAATATTATATAACAAAAAATTAAAATTATGGCAAAAGATGAAAAAACACTAACTAGTGTAAAAATCAAAAGTGATCTATTTGAAAATTTCAAAATAGAGTGTGTAAAAAGAAAATTTTCTTTCCAAAAGCTTGCTGACCGGGCAATTTATTTGTATCTTACAGATGAAAATTTTAGAAAGCAAGTATCAAACCACACAGATTTAGAATTATAAAATTAAAACAAATTAAATGGAACAAAAAACAGGTTATATTAAAAAAGAAGATAGAAAAAAAATACTTCTTTTAACAGATGACATTCGTGTCACAAGTGGAGTTGCTCAAATTGGTCGTGAAATGGTTGTTAATACTTCACATCGTTATAATTGGGTTCAATTAGCAGGTGCAGTTCAGCATCCTGAAAAAGGTAAAAGATTTGATTTATCAGCTGAAACTAACAAACAAGCAGGTATTGAAGATTCATCAGTAATTCTATATCCTACAGATGGTTATGGTAATCCTGATTTATTACGTCAAATCATTAATATTGAAAAACCAGACGCTATTTTCCTTATTACGGATCCAAGATATTTTGTATGGGTGTTCCAAATGGAAAATGAAATTAGAAAGAAAATTCCAATAGCATATTTGAATATTTGGGATTCATTTCCAGCTCCAATGTATAATAAAGAGTTTTATGAATCATGTGATGCTTTATTTGGTATTTCTAAACAAACAGTTAACATCAATAAAATTGTTTTAGGAGATAAGGCTGAAGATAAAATCATCAAATACATACCTCATGGTTTAAATAATAAGAATTTTAGATTGTTGGAAGAGGAAACAGATGAGTTAAAAGAATTTAAAAAGTATATTACTAGAGGAAAAGAATATGACTTTACTTTACTATTTAATTCTCGAAATATTAGACGTAAGTCAATTCCTGATACAATTTTAGCATGGAAATTATTTACTGATGGTTTAACTAAAGAACAAGCAGATAAATGTTTACTGGTATTACATACAGAACCTGTAAGTGATCATGGTACAGATTTACCAGCTGTAATTGAATATTTCTTTCCTGAAGGAAATGAAAATATTGTAATTTCAAATGAAAAATTACCAACTGAAAAAATGAACCTATTATACAATTGTGCAGATGGAGTTATATTAGTATCTTCAGCTGAAGGTTGGGGTTTATCACTTACTGAAGCTTTATTAACAGGTACTCCATTTATAGCTAATACTACAGGTGGAATGCAAGATCAAATGAGATTTGAAGATGAGAATGGAGAATGGTACACACCATCACCTGAAGTTCCTTCAAACCATAGAAAAACTTATACAACTTGTGGAAAATGGGCTTTACCAGTTTATCCAACTAATTTATCAGTTGTAGGTTCTCCTCAAACACCTTATATCTATGATGATAGATGTTCATTTGAAGATGTAGCTGAAAGAATATCTGAACTTTATTCTATGTCTAAAGAAGAAAGACAAGAAAGAGGTAAAGCAGGAATGGAATGGGCTTTGTCTGATGAAGCAGGTTTCACATCAGAGAAAATGTCTGAGCGTATTATAGAAGGAATGGATGAGTTATTTAAGGTTTGGAAACCAAGACCTGATTATTATATTTACAAAGATACAGATTACGAACCACGGGCTTTGAACCATTCATTAATTTATTAAAAAGTTATAAAAAAGAAAAAATGAGTAGAAATACATTTTATATAAGCTGTCCAGTAGACACATATTCAGGTTATGGTGCTCGAAGTCGTGATGTTGTAAAAGCACTTATCGAATTAGATAAATATGATGTAAAGATTTTACCACAAAGATGGGGAACAACTCCGTTTGGTTTTATTGATGATCATATTGAAGAATGGGGATTTTTAAAGAATTATTTTTATACCCAACCTCAATTAATGGAACAACCTGACATTTGGTGTCAAATTACAGTTCCAAATGAATTTCAAAAAGTAGGAAAATATAACATTGGCTTAACAGCTGGAATTGAATCTACAGTTTGTGTTCATTCTTGGATTGAGGGTTGTAATAAAATGGATTTAATTTTAACATCATCAAAACATTCTAAAAAAGTATTTGAAGATACTAATTTTGCAGTAGAAAATCAAGGTCAAAGACATACATTAAGTTTAACTACTCCAGTTGAAGTTTTGATTGAAGGCGCTAATTTAGACAAATATTGTCCTAAAAAATCAACATTTAATTTAGATGAAATTCCAGATAAGTGGTGTTATTTATTTGTTGGACATTGGATGCAAGGTGCATTAGGTGAAGATAGAAAAAATGTTGGACTATTAATTAAAGCATTTTATGAAATCTTTAAAGACAAACCAAAACGTCCTGCACTTATTTTAAAAACTAGCACTGCTTCTTCTTCATATATGGATAGGAGAGAAATCTTAAAAAGAATAGATATTATTAAAAAATCTATTCCAAGTGATAATTTACCAAATGTTTATGTGGTGCATGGAGAATTAAGTGATGAAGAAATGAGTTCACTTTATAACCATGATAAAGTAAAAGCTATGGTTAGTTTAACTAAAGGTGAAGGATTTGGAAGACCATTACTTGAGTTTAGCTTAACTGATAAACCAGTTATAGCAACTGGATGGTCAGGTCATATAGATTTCTTAAAACCTGAATTTAGCGCTTTAATGAGTGGAGAATTAACACATATACACCCATCAGCAGCTAATGATTTTTTAATTAAAGAAGCAAAATGGTTTAGTGTTGATCATGGTCATATTGGGTATTTTTTAACTGATGTGAATAAAAATTATAAAGATTGGAAAGTAAAGTCTAAAAAACAAGGAAAATATAGTAGAGCTAATTTTAGTTTTGATGTTATGAAAAAACAATTAGCTGATACCTTGGAAAGAAATGTTCCTGAAATAGCTAAAACAGTACAATTACAACTACCTAAACTTAATCTACCTAAACTTAAAAAAGTAGATTCACCAAAACCAGAATTACCAAAATTAGAATTACCAAAATTAAAAAAGATATAAATGGACAATTTAGTTATTTGTGAAAGATGTGGGTCCGATGCCTGTTACGTTCAAGAAGTAAACCAAGATATTAAAAACTACCAATGTTATGGTTGTGGTTTTATTACTAACTCTTTAATGAAAAAGGATTCTCAATTTTTTGATGAACAAATGGAATTACTTCCTAACCTTTATAAAGAATTAATGGGTGAAGATGAAACCGGAAAAATTTGGATGCCTTCAACAGTTAATCTGCCTGAAAAAGGAATGATATTTGCTAATGGTACTAACGCTGAAAATTGGAAATGGGCAGCTGTAAAATCAGTTCCAGTATTAGAAGAAGAAAAAGAAAAATATCCAATCCCAGGTAAACCAGGTGAATTTTATAAACATAGAATGGATATGAGCACTTTAAAAGAATTTGAAGAAGGTGACTATTTAGAAGCATTAGATTTTATAGGAGTATTTAAACAAGATTAAAAAATAAAAATTATGAAAAAAAACGTAAAAATGTTAAGTTTATATGATTATTTAGGTCGTGCCGCGGGTGGTGAGCTAGGAAGAGAAGTTATGAATGCTGCTCAAGCTCATCCTAAATTCATTAAAGTAGAAGTAAGAGAAGTATCAAATCCAGCTTATACAGGAAAAGTAATGTTATACCCTCAATGGTTTTTAGAAGAATATTTTAGTTCAGTTTCATCCTAAACTAGCTTGGAAACGTAAAAATCAGTTATTACATTTAAGTTATGAAAATTAGTTACGCTATAACAGTTTGTAATGAATTTATTGAAATACAACGATTAGTCAATTTCCTAGTTAAAAATAAACGTCATCAAGATGAAATAGTCATTTTATATGATGGAGTAAATGGTAGTTTAGAGGTTGAAGAATATCTAAAAACCAAATCTATAAATAATGAGTTTATCTGGTATAAAGGAAAATTTGAAGGTCATTTTGCTGATTGGAAAAATAAGTTAACTTCATATTGTACTGGAGATTATATCTACCAAATAGATGCTGATGAAATGGTTTCTACTTATGTTTTAGATACTTTACCTGAAATTTTACAACATAATGATATTGATGTAATACAGGTTCCTAGAATTAATACAGTTGAAGGATTAACTCAAGAACATATTCAAAAATGGGGTTGGAGAGTAAATGATGAAGGTTGGGTTAATTTTCCTGATTATCAATGGCGTATCTATAAAAATAATGATATTATAAAATGGAAAAATAAAGTTCATGAAGTACTTGGAGGATACAAAACAATGTCATATCTTCCATCAGAAGAAGAGTGGTGTTTATTACATCCAAAAACAATAGAAAGACAAGAAAGACAAAACGAATACTATAATACTTTATAAAAAAAGTTAATTAAGTAAAAATTAGAATATTTCTATGAGTGATTTTACACAAGCATATCTTTCCCCAGCATTAAATGATTTTAAAAAAGATTTTTTAAAAAAATGGAATTTGGTAGAATACTATGATAATTATTTACCTTTAGTATTTTTTGGAATGTATGGTCCTGATGATGTTAAAGTTTTTATGTCTCATAAAGGTCCTAAAGTGGTTATTTGGGGAGGAAATGACATGCATACCTATCAATTAAATTTGGTTAAAGATTATATCAATAAAGGAAATACCTATACATTCGCCCCACCCGGTGAATTTTCAGATACTTTAAATAAATTTAATATTAAACATAAAGTATGTTATATTCCTAATAAGGATTATTCTATTTTTAAACCAACTCCTTTAGGTGAAAATATATATATTTACATGGGGAGACCTTATAATCTAAGACCTGAATATTTTAAATATAATGAAATAGTTAATCCATTAATTCAGGTATTTGGAGAAGATAGAGTTATTTGGGTTAAAGAGTCAACAACCCTCCCAATGGAAGAATTAATAAAAAAATATTATAATGATTGTTTTGTTTTTATAAAACCCCATGAGCGTGGTGGTGCTACCACTATGTATGATTTAGCTCATATGGGTAGAAAAACTATAGGAAAAGGTGAATCATCTCTTCCCCATTTTATAGAATACTCAAATTTAGATAATTTATTAGAATTAATAATGGAAGAAAGTAAATATATCGGTAAGGTAAGAGAGGATGTAGCAGATAGTTTAAAGAAACATTTTATAGGAAGAGAATGGTTAAGTTTAAATTTTTGGAAATGA